TTATGCGGCGTCAATGGTTCCTTCTGACAACATTTTGACAACATTCCCGCGAAGCAGCAGAGCGTCCATCGCAGCGCCCACCTCGTCGAGGTCGTCGTCGAAAAGGTCAGCGTAGACGTCCAGGGTCATCGCCGCCGACGCATGCCCGAGCTGGTTCTGGATCGCCTTGACGTTCGCGCCGGACCTGACCATGAGGCTCGCGGCGGTGTGACGCAGGTCGTGATAGGTCAGGCCGGCAGGCACGCCGGCACGCCTCTTCGCCCACCAGAACCACTTCGTCCTGTCGTTCGGCTGCGCCGTGCGGACGAGATACCCTCCGTCCGGCGCGGGGAACAACGGCTCGCCGCCATCCCTTCCACCGCACTGGTCGCGCAACGGCCCGTCCAGCACGCCCGGGAACACCACCCGTCTCGTCTCGCCGGACTTCGGCAGATCCACCACCACGCCGTGCCCCACCGTGGTCGCGCTCCTTCTGACGCTCAGTCGATGCCGGACGAAGTCCACGTCGGCGACGTGCAGCCCGGCCATCTCGCCCCATCTCAGCCCGCACAGGCCGAGCACGAGCACCATCGTGCGGCGTTCGCCGGATTCGTCGGCGAGACGGAACAACTGTTCGACGGTGAGGTACGTGTGGTCCTTGCGTTTCTTGCGTGGGGTCTCGATCCTGGCGCATGGGTTGGATGCGATGAGACGGTCGGCGCATGCGTCGGCGCAGATGCCCCGCAGTATGCCGAGGTTGCGCAGCACCACGGTCGCGCTTTTGCCCTGCGCCTGGCCGGTGACCCATTCCTGCACCTCGTTGCGGTGGATCGACGAGAGCCGCCGGACGCCCCATTTGGGTTCCACGTGCACGCGCCATGCGCGTTCCAGGGATTCCACGTAGCTCGCCTTCGAGGACACGCGTTTCTTCGCGATCCATGCCGGCCACAGGCCGCCGACCGTGACCCTGCCTGCCTGCGGGTCGATGAAGCCGCCCCGTGCGACCGCCATCGTCACATGTTCCGCGGCCCATTCCTGCGCGTCGCGTTTGCGCAGGAAGCCTCGCTTGCATGTCTGCGACCCGTCCGGCTTGCGGTAGGTCACCCTCCATCGCCTGCCGGCCTTCAGCATGTACGAATCGATCACCGCCATCACGCACCACCTCACGGCTCCATGCGACCTCGTGGAGCCTCTTTCAAATGTCCGGAACCGGAAAACGACATCGGATGACCGGACCGCGCATGCCTCCCATGGTTCTTTCGCCCGGCGGTGAAGTGCAGCATGATGCGCATGCGCTTATGACTGACATTGATTAACATTACTGACATTACCGGCAACTCGCCAAAAACGTTGACAGTGACATTACCCACCGGTAGATTGAAGACAAAAGGGAGGTGCCGTGGACGATGAGCATGGAAACGAAAGCCCTGGCCAAGGGAATACGCAGGGGAGCGTCCCTCGTAATGGCGCCAAATCCGACGATGGAATTCAACCGCATCAAAAAGAGGATAGCAAGAACGGACGTGGAAACGTCGTCGGCCAGGCTGATCGCAGTATCGATGGGAGAAGCGACCCGCAGGGCGATGGCGGACAACCGACGATACTAGGATCGCTCTGGGCCGGCGCGACCCCGTCTCCGGAGGACATGGCCGGTTTCAAAGCCGTCGACCCGACGTTCCCCGAACGCATCATGCGCATGTCCGAAGAGACCGTGCACGCTAAGAACAAGGCGATGCTACGCTCATCGACACTCGAATCATGGGCGGTTCTCATCACGTCCGCCAGCATGTCCGCATTGCCTTGGGTCATCTGCTTCATAGGCGTCATCAACAAGAACAACGCGGCGGCCGTCATAGGCGGCATCGCTGGCCTTATCGGAGCAGGATCAAGCCTGATACAGGCGATCCGCAATAGGAAAAACGACTAAACGACATCAAACCCCGGCGCCCACAATATGTGGGTGCCGGGGTTTGAATTTATTCGGTTTTCCTGATGATTACCGAAATCACCGGAATGTGTCAGGATTATCCAGATTGTGAAGAAACGTTGACGACGCCGGCCATCCGCCGGTAGATTGGAAAATCGAAGCAAGGAGGTGCCGTGGACGATGAGCATGAAGACGATGATGGAATCGATGCGGCGCGGAGCGGCGGCCGGAACGAGGATAGCGGTGACGAGACGCGTGGAGTACAGGTCACCGATCCAAGTGAAATCGGCCGCGGAACTCCAGACAGCGGCATGGAACAGGGTCGGCCGGACACTCCACGAGTCAATGGAACGGGAGAAGGCGTCCAACAGGTAGCCTTCCAATGGCGTTCCGCGCCACTTCCGACCGTCGACGAATTCGCCGGCTACGAACGAATCCAACCAGGAGCCGCGAACAGGATCATCACCATGGCCGAGAAATCGCTCGACGCGGAAATCGAAGCACAAAGAAAAGCGAACGAAGTCGCAGCCGACGACCATAAGGCGCAGAACGTCTGCATGGTCATCGCCACGACCGCGTACTCGATTCTCCCATACGCCGGATTCGGAAGCGCGATCGTCTGCGCCGCATTCGGACAACCGGTGGCAGCCACCTTCGGCGCGCTCATCGGAGCCGTCACGGTCGGACCACAGATAATCCAGGAAATCAGGAAAAAGAGATAACGACCGACCCAAACCCCGGCGCCCGCGGTGTGCGGGCGGCCGGGGCTCGTTTTTATAAGGATTCCAGACGAATATAAGGGTCTATAAGCCTGTATAAGGATGCGGTGGATCGCATGGATGGGGTCATCATCGCAAAATATTCGCCGGATGAAACACGTTAGCGGATGCACGCGCCTATGTCATGCAATGCCTGCCTGTAATCGTCCAATACCTGCAGGGTCACGCCCAGTTCCGTGGCCATCATCCACCTGTCGCCCTCGTACATTCGTTCCGCCAGCCCGTAGTCCACCGGATTGATCAACGCCAACGCGGTTTCCCTACGGCATCGTCGCTCGCATCTGGTTCCGTATTGGGTGCCGCATCCGGGATCATGATGCCGGGCGTGTATGAGTTCGTGGCATAAGGTGCAGCGGCGTTGGTGGCCGGCCAGCCGTTCATCGAGGATGACGAGGCGGAGCGGATCGTAGTAGAGGCCGCATCTGTCGCCTGCCAGCCTGCGTTCCTCGATGCGCACTCCCATGGTCGCGGCCCAAGCGGATAGGGTGTCGTCATTCACCTGTTTTCGTGTCCTCGTCCCTGAATCCCGTGCCTTCGATGCGTTTCTCGTCGCGTTTCGCCCTGCGTTCGACCCTTTTGATATCCTCCATCGCGGGTAGATCCTCGGGTGCTATGCCGCGGTCGATGAGACTTTTGCGTACCGCCTTGTTGTTGTCCACGTGTTCGCGGGTGATCGCGGGCGTTCCGTGCAGGTCCCGTTCCTGGATCCCGTAGTTCGTCATCTGGGTGGCGAGTTGCTTGGCGGTCACCGCGATAGGGTGGAGCCTGTCGGCCAACGGCTGACCTTTCGGCGCTTCGAGTTTGAGTTTCATGTCGGTGGTGCTCATGCCGAACAGTGCCTGGTCGCCGCGTGAGCGGATCATGCCGAAGTCCCTTTCGTTGACTCCGCGCTGGTATGCGAGGGAACTGAGCTGTTTCTCCTCGGCGGTCAGTGCGTGCCGTCCGGCGATGCGCAGTATCTCGCCCATGCGTTGTTCCAGTAGTTCGGCGGTGCGTGTCTGTACGGCGAAATAGCTTTGCAGCAGTGCGACCTCTTCCTTGCGTGGGTCGCCGTTCTGGGCCGTCAGATAGCAGGCGTAGCGTGTGAGTTTCACGTCGTCGATGGAGCGGATGGCGCCGCTTCCGAGTTCCACGTCTCGTTTGGTATCGCGGAAATGCGCGTCGATCGGCTGGCCGGAGTTCTCGCATGCTGATTTCGCGCGTTGGATTACTTTCGTGAAGTTTTCCCATTTCGTATAGCCCATGTATTTCATGAGTTCTCTGGCATGCCAGAATTCCACGTCGTTGTCGTCCTTGTTGGTGAGCGTGTCCAGCGACGTGGTGTATTGGGTGATGGTTTCCTTGTCCATGGTCGTCCTTCCCTGACCATTTTCCTGACATCGGCAAAATGGTCCATTCCCAATGTTTCCAATTGTTTGGATCGTCGTTCACTGTTTGGCGGTCTTCACCGCTGTGGTGGTGCCCATCATGGTGGTTTCCCAGCTGACGCCGTTCGTCTTGGTGTAGGTGAAGTCCTTGGTGGCGTCCTGGGAGCCGAGCAGGGAGGCCTGCATCGCCTCGGTGTCTCCCTGGCTCGTCCATTTCCAGTCGCCGGCCTTGTCGGGTGCGTTGTAGGTGCCTTTCCAGTACAGGCTTTTCGTGTCGCCGTTGTCGCTGACGAATTGGATTGTGATCGTGTCGGTGGTGATTTCGGCTTCCATCCAGGAGTCGTCGCTGCCGGAGTTGGTTTGTTTCCATGTGCCGGTCAGGTCGGCCGGCTGTTCTGCCGGTGTCTTTTCCGTCCGTGATTGGCTCGGGCCGTTGGCGTCGGTGGTTTTGCTGTCGTTGGTGTTGCCGCATGCGCCGAGTCCGAGGGCGAGCAGGGCGGCGATGGCCGTTGCGATTGTCTTCTTGTGCATGGTTCTCTTCTTTCTTTGGTTTGTGGTTGGTTTTGGATAAAAATTTCAGTCTCGCGGGGTCTCCGCTTCGAGGGTCTTGTTCGGGTCCTTGTGGGCGGCCGTGTCGTAGTCTTCCGGGTGCGCGGCGATCCGATCTACTAACTCATCCGTGGTCCGGGGTCGGCGAGCGCGGGCATCGTATTCACGGGCACCATCAATTGAGGCAGATTAGCGCGGCCATGATGGCGGCGAATGTATTCTTGCTCATGGTTGTTCCTTTCTTTTTCTGATTATTGGTTACTCGCGCAGAGTATTACGTTCAGCTACACGTCATACTGAGTTCGGCTATTGGTTTTTCCCCGGTAGAAGCAATTGCAATTCCAGTTTGTTCTTGCCTTGCACAATGGTTGCCCTGCAGTATCTTGGTTTGCGACCTTGTACTCGTTTCAAATGCCGCTCAGCTTGGAGATGAGTTGTACAGCCGATTCGTGTTCCATCAATCCATGCATCGATGGTCGGCTGCCCCTTGTATTTGCCGTTGGGCTGTTCTCCAACGGTGAGTGTTGCCCATACCCATGTGTCAGGGCCGTACTTGGCAAGCGCGTCCTGTGCTTTTTCCTCACCGGTGACGTCTACGGGGAAGATGCCATCTACGAATACCGCGTCCGGTTTGGCGTTCACCGGTCGAGGCAGTTGTGGCGTCAACGGTTTCCGATCGGATACGGTGCGCGCGTTTCGTCTTCTTGTGGAAGGGGCGAGGGCCCTCACCTCGGGAATATTCCCCTTTCGGTCATACCATCCGCGACGCACCATGTCGATAGATGATGCTCCGGTTGAACGCAGGTATGAGGCAAAATCCTCATTGAAGGAAACGCCGAATGGTTTACCGTCAAAAGTGAAAGCTATGCCGTCATCATGCCTTCCGTCCCATGGGGTTCCTGTCAGAGTGCTGACTATGCGCACCGGTTTCGCGGCGATTTGCGCGACGAAGCGACTGCCGTCCTTCACATGTCTTAACGGCCTGCCGTCATATACGAAAACCTTGTATTCGATGTCGCCGGAGACATGATCCTCGTGTCGTCTTAGAACTGGTTGCCTGACTGTGTGAACCATTCCATCTACAGGCCTGTGGGTCGCGTAGGAAGTGGGGTGACTGCCATCGAATCGCCCGGCGCGAGCCAATTCCCTTTCCCTATCGGTATCCGGGGTTGGATTAAGCCTTTCGTCACTGAAGCGCTTTCCTTCTGACTCCTTTGGCGTTTTCCTGTTTTGTCCGAAAATCCATGACAGCAATCCCATCGTTGTCACCTTTTCCTTTATTTACCCGTTGTCAGTCTCGCGGAGTATCGCGTTCAAGGTCTTTATTCGAATCACGGTTAGCCGCCACTCCGAATGCTTCGGGATTGGCAGCGATAGCGTCAATGGGGACATCGTCAATGACGGTGGCAGCGTTTTCGTTTCTCTGCGCTCGCTGTTGGATGCGTTCAGCATCCTCCATTAGTTCCACCACTGTTATCCCCATTGCTTGAGCCAACGAGTAGAGCTGCGGAAGCTTGATGTCTCGTTTGGCGCCAAACATGCGGTATACGGTCTGTGCGGGAACGCCTGACTTTGCCGACAGTTCCTCAAAAGTTAGCCCGCTAACTGCGCGTGCTGCTTGCAGTGCCTTCGCTGTCGCCTCATTAATATCCATACGGATAAATTACTATCCATGTGGATATAGTGCAATATCCAAATGGGCGTGTCGCGCTTGACACTATCCAAACGGATAGTACAGTAATCCGCATGGATACTTTAAAATTCTCAATCATGCTTGCAAAGCGAATTGCCGACGCAATTGAGTCATCCGAGATGAGCAAGCAGCAGGTTTCCAACATCTCCGGCATTCCATGGGCTACGTTGTGCCGCCGTCTCGAGCATCCCGAACGATCGTTCCTCACCATCCCCGAGACAATTTCGATTTGCGATGTACTGGGACTTGATTTTGTCAGCTTCTTAAGCGACGTCGAAACGGAAGTCAAGTCATCCCCAGTTCGGGGATGAAGCGCTCGCTAGCGCTTGAATCGAAAGGAGAATCCGAAATGAGCAACGATATTAAGACTTGGCCGGCAACCAAGACCATTATTCCGGTTTCAGTTGAGGAGTTCAAGAAGAGGCATCCGGCAATGCTGGGAGCAATCGCCAAAGCCGTCCGCAAGGAACTGGAAACATCCCACACGAACGGCCATGAGTCAGCCGATATTCAGCCCGGCACCGGAAAAGGGTGCGTGATGGGTGAGACATGGCTGCCGGCATGCATATTGCTTACTGCTGGCTTGTTCAGTCTTTCCCTGGCTTTGCTTCGGATCCTCGTCGATCTTGATCCGATCGGTTGGATCCTGTCGTTGGGGAAGTGTCAAGAGTCCGGGAAAGCGGATGCAGTCGGGGATGTGCAAATAACCATAATCCCAGTCTCGAATGCTCGAACCGGTATCTCGTCAGAGTCGGCAAATGCCGTCTCGTTTCCGGTATCGGATGACGCGGCTGTTCCGGGAGCGACCCATGAATCGAATAGGAACGGGAACACGCGACAGCCAACAATGCCAACAGCAAGGAGGAGAACTGAAATGAACACGTCGTTCGATATCACCGACATCGACTGCGCGCCCAAAGAACTCGAAGACGCTCTGGGCGTGAGCGGGAGAACGCTCTTCGATCCCAGAGAGCATCCGATCCATGTGGACATATGGGACGGCAAGGCATACGTGACCTTGGCTGAAATGATCGAGCTCGAAGGCGACACACTGCGCCACTTTCTGGCTATCGTCTTTCCGGCATCGCCATCGGCAGGCCCATACGTTCCGTCGCCTGCGGGGAACCGAGCCAACTGATGATGACATTATCCGCTCGCCCAAGAACGGCGGCGACGAACTCGAACTTGCGCGACGACCCCTTTGCCATGTCGCCCAACACAACCGGTTCGCACCCATCGGCCTCCAAGCGCACGTCATACGCGTCGAACGTGTTGCGGTTCCTGATCACGAACATGACGTTGTTCGGGCTCGGACTTGGATGCTCGATGATCCAGTCCGGAACGGACACCTTGCGTTCCAATAGATCGACCTGCCTATGCAGCGAATCCGAAGAGTCCCGCATGGCGTCCAGTTGCTCCGAGAACAGCGAGAGACGTCTTTCGAACCTTTCCGTATCGGTCTTCCCACTATTCGCGGCCCTTCTCCCGGTGATGACCCAACCGGCGACGGATACGCCGATAGTCACCACCCATCCAGCGATGGTCACCCATAACCCATCCATCGATTCTTCTCCTAACTGTTCGGCCCGCACGTCGGAAATGCGGGATGACACCGATTTTAGGAGAGGGCCGGGCGGTTCTCCTAACGCCGTCCGGCAACACACATGCAAAGGAGGCGCGTGATGGGACTGCCGCAGATGCTGACCACCGTCCAGGTGGCACGGCTCTTCGGGGCCGAAACCCCGGAGGAAATCAAGACCCGGCAGGCGTATCTGGCCCAATTGAGGTTCCGCGGACAGGGGCCACGGTTCGTGAAGCACGGCCGCATGATCCTCTACCCGCAGGACGCGGTCGCCGAATGGCTCGAGGCCGGCGAGACCGACTGCACAAGGAGCATGCGATGAGCTGGATGGATGACGGCGGGTTCATGATGAACCTCCTACCGCATAAGAGACACCTCGATGGCGGCGGGATCGTCCGAACAGGTAGGGCGGCATCACGATGAGACTATCCACCCGCATCAGAACAAGACGCCTCCACCGCAGGCTCGACGCCGCAAGCTACGCGGCGATGTCCCTGTGGTCCGAAACGAGCCGAAGCGACAACCCCGACGAGGGAGAGCTGGCACCCGTCCTCTGGGAGATCCTGAAGGACATCGAGGCCCTGAGGGACGAGACGCTGGAACTCGCACGACACGCCAACCGGAAGGAGGAGCCATGAGACGTCTCCTGTCCGTGATCCTCATGCAGCTATTGGCCGTGGCGTGGCTGCTGGCCCTTTACGTGCTGTTCGGCACGTCGGCCTGCACGCATCCGATCGAGCATCTGCTCGCCGCGCCCGTGGCGGTCCTGCCGCCCGCCCTGCTCGTCACGTGCCGGCTGTCCGACAGTCCGCATGTCAGGCGCTGGCTCGCCGAGCATGGCGACGGCGACGAATAGGACCTGGGCGGCTCCCGCATTCACATTGCAGGCACTCGTCATTCGCCCCGCGGGAGCCGCCCACCCGTCAAGGAAAAGACGTTAAAACCGGCCGGACGGGTCATCTTCTCTCTTCTCCTCCCGTCCGTTCCCGCCGGGGCCCGCGATGGCGGCGGGCGCCATGGATCGGCGTGTCCGGGACACGCCGGCGAACGGATGACGTGGTCCGAAACCACGCCCCGGCACAAGCATCCACCAGACACGACAAGGAGTCCGCGAATGAGACAGACATACAGGCCGGAGGGCGAGCGGTGGTTCGAGTGGCCGCTGACGCCCGACAGCGTCGGCATGAGCTCAGGCGAGCTGATCGCGGAGCTCTACGAGACCATCAGCAAGCTCAACCATGACCGCGGCTGGGACCTCACCATGGTCGCGCCGGCGCATTTCGGCGACGTCATCATCGACAGGCAGGCCGGCTGCCTGCGCGCCAGGTGCGCGTGGAAGACCAAGGACCCCAGCCAGATGGGAGCCGAACCGTCCACCTACGTCAAGGAGGCATAGCCATGGCCGCAGAGACCGTCATCACCATCATCGGCAACCTGACCGCCGACCCCGAACTGAGGACCACCGGCCAGGGCACGCAGGTCGCGGGCTTCACCATCGCGTCCACGCCACGCAACTGGAACCGGCAGACCGGCCAATACGAGGACGGCGCGGCCCTGTTCCTGCGATGCTCCGCATGGCGCGACCTCGCACAGCATTGCGCGCAGTCACTGTCCAAGGGCATGCGCGTCATCGCGCAGGGCAGGCTTACGCAACGCTCCTACCAGGCGCAGGACGGTTCCAACCGCATCGTCATCGAACTGCAGGTCGACGAGATCGGCCCATCGCTCCGTTACGCCACGGCACAGGTCTCCCGCACCGGACACCGGCAGGCGGACGGCACCTACGGCAACCCGCACGCCGCACCGCCCATGGTCAACACCGGCACGGGCGGCTGGAGCCAGCGACCGCAACAGCCCGCGCAGCCGCCGGCGGACGATCCATGGGCCACGCCGCCGGCCGACCAGTCATCATTCGGCGGGTCCGGCACGACCGGCGAACCGGACTTCTAAAAGGGAAGGAAACGAATCATGAGGAAAACGGAACAACAGGCGCTCATCCCGCAGGAGGCCACACCCGACCTGCTCATCGACCTCATCGGCAAGACCCAGCAGATCACCAAGGCCGCGGCTGGCGTGCTCAAGGCATGCCGCACCTGCATGGACACCAGGACCAAGAAGGAATACATCGAGAAATGGGGCGGGATCCACACCGTCACCGAGGCGGTCTACGACTGCGCCGACCTCGCACAGCGCATCGTCGATGCCGGGCTGGCGATGGAGACCATGTGCGCGAAGCCGGCCGGCAGCCGTCAGATGATCCTCATCGACGACCTGCGGCGCAGCCTCGACATGGAACACGTCGATCCGGACACCGGCGAAATCGACTGAACCACGGAAGGAGCAAGGGAGATGTGGTTCATCATCGACGATCAGATGGCCGACGACAGGCGCATCCGCCGTCTGCCGCTCGCCACGGTCGGCCTGTGGGTCAAGCTGTGCGTCATCCATTCCAAGGGCGTTTCGATGCAGTCCAGGGATCCGAACGCGTATCCGGGCCGCTTCGACAAACTGGACCTCAAGGACGCCGGCGGCACCATGAAACAGCTCCAGCAGCTCATCGACGCCGGCCTCATGGAGGAGCATGACGGCGGGTGGCGTCCCGTCTACGCCGAGGGCATCTGCAAGGAGCCCAAGACGCTCTCGCCGGAGCAGCTCGAAGCGCGCCGCAGGGCCGGAAGCAGGGGAGGACGAAGCAAGGCCGCCAACCGGAAAGCCAAGCAAACGTCCGGCAACCTGCTAGCGAACGGCCAAGCGAACGGGGAGCAGGACGGTAGCGAAACGTCTGGCAACCTGCTAGCGAACGGGGAGCAGGACGGTAGCGAAACGTCTGGCAACCTGCTAGCAAACAGCCAAGCAAAAACGTGGCATAAAACCGATACCTATACCGATATACCCTTCCCGACCCCTCCCGCCGGCAAACCGAAGCAAACCGGAACCGAACCGCCGGACGCCGGCTACGAGCGGCTCGCCGAAACCTATCCCGGCACCGTCGGCACGAAAGGCCGCAAACCCGACCTCGAAGCCCGAAGCCTGTACGCGAAAATCGCCGAGAACCCCACCCAGCTCGCCCGACTCCAATCCGCCGTCCGCCGATACCAGCGAGCCATCAACGACGGCCAAATCCGCACGGGACACATCCCACGGCTCAACACATGGCTCCGCGACCAATGGCAGACCTGGGCACCCGAACCCACCACACCAACCCGACCACACCGCCACACCTGGGACTGCGAACACGTCCACCGGCTCATGGACCCCCACGAAAACGAATACGACCACACCGGCAGCCTCAGAGACGGCCATCCCAGCGAATGGTGGCAAGCATGCCAGGCATGCGCGGAAAACCTCAACCAACGAACCAGCAAGGAGAAGCAGTGAGCGACTACCAGAGCAACCAGATCAAGCTCATCAACACGAGCCTGATCGACCCGCACCCGGACAATCCACGCAAGAACATCGGCGACGTGTCCGACCTCGCGGCCAGCATCAAGGCCAACGGGCTCCTCTCACCCCTGTCCGTCGTACCAAACGGCAGACGCTACAGGGTCATCGCCGGCCACCGCCGCCTCGCCGCGTGCAAGCAGGCCGGCACCGGCGCCGTGCCCTGCTTCGTGCTCGACCTCGACCCGCTCCAACAGCTCGAAGCCATGATCACCGAGAACTGCCAGCGGGAACAACTCACCGTCCTCGAGGAAGCCGACGCCATCCAGGGCATGCTCGACCTCGGCGCCACCGCCGCGAGCGTCGCCCACAGGCTCGGCCGAAGCAGCGACTACGTACGCGACCGCAGCAAAGCCGCCAGCATCCCCGCCGAAATCCGCCGGACCCGCAGCGACTTCGACCAGCTCACCATCGGCCAGCTGATCGCCATCAGCCGATACGACGGCCAGCCGGACCGTCAGGAGCGCCTCGCACGCGCCGCCGGCACGTCGAACTTCGACTACATTCTCCACAACATCGAACGCGAGGACCGTGCCCGCCGATGGCTCGAATCGGTCGCCGCGCTCCTCGGGGACGAAACCACCGGCCTTAACCTCATCCCGGAACCGGAAAAACCGTTCAACGACCCCGAATGGCGTTACGACGGCTGGGTCGGCGCGGCCTCCGGCACACCCGAAGAGACGTTGGAGTACCTCCGGGAGCAACGACCCGACGCGGTCTCCATCCACGAGGAGACCCGCCAGATTTACCTGTGGCACCGTCGGGACCGGGCCGCAGCCTGCGCCGAGGAGGAACGACGGGCGCTCGAACGGGCCGAACGCGACGCGAGGATCCATGCGCTCGAGGAATACGCCGCCACATCCGCCGCCAAACGCATGGCATGGCTCCACGGCCATCTCCACGCCATCAAACGTGCCAGACTCATCGAAACCACAGCGAGGCTCGGACTCCTGCAACTCGTTGACCCGGACCCGGACGGCTTCACCAAGGCGCTCTCCACATGGGACGACGTCAACTGCGGCCGCATGGAATACGAGAAGATCACCGGCATCCCCGCCGCGGACGGCCCGCACGCCGCCCACACCAGTCTGCAGACCTCCGACTGGCCACCGGAGGCCGTATCCATCCTCGCCAGCCGCATCGAATGGTTCATCGAACCATCCGACTGGTCCGGACGCGGCGGCGATACGGCGCGCATCATCATCGACTACTACCGGATCCTCGAGGATCTCGGCTACGAGCCGGCCGACGACGAGACCGAACACCTCGAAACACTTCGCCAGACCATCAAGCAGGAAGACGGCGAGGCCGGACGGGAAGACAGGGAGGATGACGAATGACGGCCGACCAACTCGCCAGACTCACCGGCCTGCTGGCCGACGCAGCCCAAGCCGCCGCCACCATCGAACTGCGGGCCCTCACCGGCCACGGCGACGAGCCGACCATCACGCTCGCCGCCGACCTCAAGACGCGATGCGCCGCATGCCTGGACCTCGTCAACAAACTCACGCAAACGGAGGAGAGGAAATGAACGACGCCACCGACACCACCGACACGTCCGACCCGCGCGTGCTCGCCGCCGCCATCGCGCTCTGGGAATGCAACTGGGCACTGCCCGACCGGATCACGGGCCCCGCCGCACGACACTTCATGGCCGAGAACGAATGGATCCGCGCCGGCTTCATCCGACAGGCGCAACGCGTCATCGACGCGATCGACCGGATTGGGGCCGACCGGTGAACGACGCCGAATTCCAAGCGGCGAAAAGGGCCGCGCTCGTACGTCAGGGCCATCACTGCCAGCGGTGCGGCCGCAACATCCACGACCCGTCCCTCTGGCCGGGACGCAGCGGCCACCACCGGCAACTGCGCCGTACCGCGGACCCGCAGGTCCGGCACAGTCCCGAGAACATCATCGTCCTGTGCGGGTCGGGCACGACCGGCTGCCATGGCTGGATCCACGCCCATGTGGCCGAGGCGTGGCGCAACGGCTGGATCGTGCCCGTCGGAAGCGAGCCCGCATCCACTCCCGTCAGGGACTGGACCGGCCGCTGGCAGCTCCTGCTGCCGGACGGCACGGCCAGGACGCTCACCCCGGGCGAACTCATCGCCATCAGAACCAAGGAGGAACACCTATGAGCGACGGCAAACCCGACATGCTCCTATGGATGGACGTGGAGACCACGGGCCTCGACCCGGGCACCGACGTCCTGCTCGAAATCGGCATGCGGTGCACCAGCATGGACGCATCCGAAACCATCGACACGCTCCACCGCATCATCAGCCCCGACAAAGGCAGGCTCACCATCGGCGAGCGCGAGCTGACGGCGTTCGAATATCACGCGGCCAACGGCCTGCTGAGGGAGGTGCTTGAGGCCTATCCGTCGTGCGACAGGCGGTCGGCGGCCGATATGGCGGGAGATTTCGTGGCGGGGTTGGCGCAGCGGTTCACCTTGCATCCGGCCGGTTCGAATGTGGCGTTCGATCTTGACTGGTTGCAGCGGTTGTGTGGGTCGTTGCCGGTGCATTACCGTCGGCTTGATCTGACCGCGTTGCGTCTTGCCTGGCGGACGGTCGGACGGGATCCGTACGGCGGTGGCCGCACGTCGACGCATCGGGTCATGGACTGCATCGACCGTGACATCCGCGATTACGTCGCAATGCTCACCCGGATCAAAGGAGGTGTCGAATGAGGACCGTCAACCGTATGGCCGGCCGTGTGGGCGACGTCACGGCCACGCTGTTCACCGTCGCCGTGTTGTTGCTCGTGCCGCATGCGGCCGTCAGGCTGATTCTTGGCTATGGGTGCGGGTGGTGGATCCCGCTGTGGCTGCTGGCCCTGCACGCCGTGCTCGTCGTGCTGGCGCCCGCCATCGCGCTCGTCGCCTACGTCATCGCCGACCTGAGCGCCGTCGAAACGCCGGAAACGTACTAAGGAGCATTCATGACGAGCGAGGAGACCATCCGTATCGGCGTGGACACGCAGTACAGGGTCGCCAGGGCGATCTACCTGCGCTGGCATCGCAACGGGCATCGGCATCCACGTCCGTGGAGCGAAATGGACTATGGGGACAGGGAGCCGTGGCGGCGTATCGCCGTGGACGCCATCCGCGCGTTCCACCTGTCGGATGAGATGCGGGACATGCTCGACCAGGCCTACGACGAGGGATACGACGAGGGATACGACGACGCACGCCGACCGGAGGAGGACACGCAGTGAGCGTCCTCCTCCCACTGCGCCAATGGCGGACGGCCGACCCGGCCGTCCTGTCCGGCAGCCGCTGCATCGCCCGCACCGCACAGGACGTCATCATCGACGGCCGACTCGAACTATGCCGCGGCATGGACGGGACCGCATGGCTACGCTTCCAAGGCCTCGGCCGCAACATCATCCACCACGATCCGAACAATCGTTCGAACCGTATGGCCGAAGGCATCCGCAACCTCACCATCTACACCAAGGAATGACACGAATATGAAAAGAAAAACCAAAATCACGCTCACCGGCGGCATCGGCATCACCGCCGTCATCGTGTTCCTGTTCACGCCGGTACTGCTGCTCGCGCTCGCCGGATGCGGTACGGCGGGGGAGCCGTCGGACGGGGATCCTACGGACTGCGCTTACCTCGGCAGCGGCTTCAGGCAGTGCGAGATCACCCTGAACGATACCCGCAAGGTCACCTGCGTCAAATTCGGAGGATACCGGGTCGGCGGCGGCATGTCCTGTGATTGGGACCATGCCGGCGGGGCCGACAGGGAGCCACGGTGAGAATCGAACAAGAGCCCGACTGCCCGTGCATCCGACCGGAGGACGAAGGGGAACGCCAAGCGGTCGGGATCCTGGTCAACTGCCTGCTCGGCTACTCCGTGGAACACGACAAGGGAAAGGAACAACAATGCAAGACATCGACATCGCCATCGGCATACTCGACAAACTGATCGCCCGGGAACGCGAAGCGGCCACCAACGGCATGCGCATGGGCAACAGGATCCTCGAGGAGAACGCCTCGGCCAGATACCATGCCTACATCATGGCCAGGGACGAGATCAGGGACGCGCTCGCCGCCAACGGGAGGGAGGAACGTGGCGTGATGCGGGAGAACCCGTTCCGATGCCAACGCGGCGAACCCGCCACGAGTGACATGAGGGAGAGGGATAAGGTCCTCAGCGAACTCATCGAATGGCTTGGCAAGGAACGCGATTACGTACTGCAATGGCGCGGGAAGGACGGGAAAGGCCTTGTCAATGACCCGGTACGGCCGGTTGATTTTTTCACGCATGAGGCGAACATCTTCGCGCACGTGATTCGTCACTGTGAATCCATGCTCGGTCATGGCGGGCCAATGCCCACGGAAGTGAAAGCAAGGGGTGTGAAATGAGTGGGAGACGCAATCTGGCGGCGGCTCATGCCGGGTACATGACCTGGAGTCCGCCGGAGGTCCGTTGCCGTGGATGCGAGTGCCGGTTCGACTCGTGGCGGGCGTTCGGCGAGCATGTGGACAGGCTGCTCTCGGCCCCGCCGCGGTCCGGGGCGCAGGCCGTGAAGGACGTGCTGGCCGACCATCTGGGTGACTTCGATTCGGAAGGCGTCCTCGAGCCGTGCATCAACGGCCATGGCCGCATCGTTTGCGGTTGCGGCTGGATGACGAAGGGCCCGGACATCGAGGACTGGTACGACCATCTCGCCGCCGCGATGGAAGACAGGCTGGACAGCGTGGCCGCCGAAATGATCGGGGGACACGGGCCCGACAGTGAGCCGGGCGAGTGAGGGGACGGGTATGGAGGACAGGATGCTCAAGTCCCGCGAGGCCGCGCGGATGATCGGGATCTCGCCCAGGACGCTGGCGAAGTGGCGTCAGAGGGGCATCGGCCCGCAATGCGTGAGATTGGGATACAACCTCGTGGTCTACCGCATCTCGGACATCGACGCGTGGACACGAACGCGCGCGAGATCCGCGCCGAAGGCCACCGCGGCTGACCTCGAGGGAACCATCGGCCTTGACCGCACCGGCGGGCCCAATTCGCTCGATCACGTCCCACGGCTCAGGGGTGACAGGACGATCAAGACGGGCGGGGCGGAAAGCGAGGGAAACGGAATGAACGCCGAATACCACGAGCTCATCCGCCGTGCGGACCGACTCAGGGACCTGCTGGCCAAATACGCGGACGGCACGCTCGGCTTCGAGCCCGCCTGCCCGATCGCACTGCTCGGCCGCCAGCTCGACGTCATGGACGAATACGCGCTCATCCTCCGCCGCCGCGCCAGCATCGAACACATCGATCTCGGAGAACAACCCGTCACGGGCATCCTCCGCGACACCAGACCAAACAAGGAGCACCAATGAACAACGACATCGACAAGAGCATGGACCGCCTCAACGCGGCCGAGACCATCCGCCGCCAAGCCATCGCACTGCAGCAACACATCGGCAAGGCGCTCGCCGACATCCAAGCCATCAGCGGCAGCGAGGACATCCAGATCGGCCACGCGCTCACCCTGGCCACGCTTCAGGCATCCAAGGCGCTCAAACACGCGCACATGATGCAGGACTTGGCCGAACTACTCGACCAGGCCGACCAACGCGACGAAGAGAACAACATCGGCCGCATGATCATCCGCAAGATCGTCCAACAGGGCGGCGAATAAAAGGAGAGGCCCCAACCCTGTCGGGCCGAGGCCTTGGAGACCGTTTTCAACACTACTCGCCCGGAAGGACTCAGATGGGAGCATGCGGATACTGCCGGCGGCCGGCCGGCGGAACATTGTGCAGGGACTGTGCGCGACGGCTGGTCAGGGACGTGACCGTCCTGGGCCGGCTCATCCCGGAACTGCGCGCGTTGGCCGAACGCAAGGCGCGCATCGGCGGAAGGGAGGGCGCCGCGAACCATGCCGTGGCCGCCCTGCCGATCAGCTGCGGCTGGATGGACGTCTATGATGAGGCGCGCACGCTCATGCTGCACGTGGCCGCCCTGGGCGAGATCCGCTGGATGCTCGCCCCGGCCGGGGCATGGAAGGGCGCATGGCGGTGGATCCTCGCCAACCATACGAAGGTCACCGCCAGTCCGCAGGCCGGCGGCCTGCTCGACGGGCTCGAACGGTTCCTGCACCGTATCGACCGCGCCACCACGCCGGCCGACGGGCGCGTCACCGTGGTCGACTGCCCGTCCTGCGGGCAACGGCTCGCGGTGCCCGCGCACATGGATTCCGGCCGGTGCCCCGCCTGCCATGACCTGCTCGACGACCTGCAGGGCCTCGTGCGAAGCCGGCTGAAGGACCTGCATGAACGCACCTGGCAAGGCTCTCCCGCCGAGGCGGCCCTGTGGCTGACCCGCCATGCGGGCGTGCGCGTGACCCGCAAGCAGATCACGGACTGGCTGCGCCGCGGCCGCCTGCCCCATGCGCGGGCTCTGCGCCGGGGCGTATGGGTGTTCAACCTGGCCGAGCTCGTCGAGGTTGCGCAGGCCCCTGCCGCCGCGTAATATGTACATTGACTTGCACCATGCCCCACAGGGCTGGTGCTTTCCTGTTCAAGGAGCCCCCGACCATGGGCAATCCCCGCTACGCCAACGGCCACCGGCGCCGTGAGGTGCAGGCCTACTGGCGTGCGCGCAAGGCCGACTGCTACATCTGCGGCCGGCCCATCGACTACACCCGTCGGCCGCCGGACCCCTGGAGCTATGTGGTCGACGAGACCGTGGCCATCGCCAACGGCGGACGCGTATGCAAGGCGAAAAGCGGACCGGCGCACCGCTGGTGCAACGCGGTCAAGGGCACGCACACGCTCGCATGGAGCCCAGGTCGGGCTGGTCCAGCAGCAGGAAGAGGTGCAACGCGGTCAAGGGCACGCACACGCTCGCATGGGCCCGCGCCGAGGTACGCCGCCGGCTCGCCGGCCACCGTCCAAGCGCCGTCGTCGCCGCCGACTGGGAGTCGGACGACTGGTGACCCCACGGGACCATACCCCCCACCCGGTTCGGGGGGCGACCTCGTGTGCAGCGCCGATACCTCTCCCCGCGAAAAAATATCGTCACCCGCACCCCGCCGTCCCAAGGAGGCAGGCCATGCCGGCCAGAACCTGCACGCGCTGCGGCGCCGCAATGCCCAGAAACGCCAGCGCGAGACGCAAATACTGCTCCGACACGTGCCGCAAGCTCGCCTCCAAACGCCGTGCCCGCGACGGCGCCGCACCGTCACCATCACCGTCACCATCATCGTCACCCTCACCCGGGCCGGCCACCTACCGCGACCTGCTCGAAGTGTCGCGCACGGCCCTCATGCGCAACCTCAAGGACACGCACTGCCCGGCCACCGCCGTGGCCGGCCTGAGCAAGCAGCTGCTCGCCGTCGGCAAGGAGCTACTCGAACTCGACGGCGACAAGGAGCCCGATCCGATACTCGACGACCCCGAGGAGATGACGGATGGCATCGAAGACGAACCCTTCGACGCCGAGGCTCTCTGAGGCCGCCCGAGTCCTGAACATCCCCGAAGGCGTCACGGCCAGCGGCTTCGGCCGCGTCCGCCGCGTCGCCGAACGGCTCGACATCCACTTCGACCGATGGCAGGAAGGCATCGGCACGCTCATGCTCGCCAAACGGGCCGACGGCACCTACGCCTCAAGCGTCGGCGGCATCGGCATGTCGATCTGCCGGCAGACCGGCAAGACCTTCACCGTCGGAACGATCATCGTCATCCTGTGCCTGACCACACCAAACCTCAAGGTCATCTGGACAGCGCACCGCACACGGACCTCGGCCGAAACGTTCAAGTCGATGCAGGCGCTCGTCAAACGGCCCGGCCTCGCCAGACACTGCAAGGCCATCCGACAGACCAACGGGCAGGAGGAAATCGCGTTCGCCAACGGCAGCCGCATCCTGTTCGGCGCCCGCGAACAGGGCTTCGGCCGAGGCTTCGCCGCGGTCGACGTCATCATCTTCGATGAGGCGCAGATCCTGACCGAAAAAGCACTCGAGGACATGATCCCGACCGCCAACGCCGCGAAAAACCCGCTCATCATCCACATGGGCACGCCACCCAGGCCCGTGGACCCCGGCGAAGTGTTCACCAATCGCCGCACGGCCGGTCTCGGGCACGACCCCGACAGCATATGGATCGAGTTCGGCGCCGACCGCGACTGCGACACCGCCGACCCCGACGCCTGGGCCCAAGCCAACCCAAGCTACCCGCATCGCACACCGGCCACCGCGATGCTGCGCATGCTCAAGAACCTCGGCGAGGACAGCTTCCGCCGCGAAGCCCTCGGCATCTGGGACCAGGACGGCGAGCACGCCGCCATCGACCCGGAACTCTGGGCGCAGGCAGCCACATCGGAACGCGCGCCCGGAGGCTGGACCGCCATGGCCGTCGACATGCCGCCACACCGCGGCTGGATCACCATCGGCGCATGCCAAGCCTACGAGGACGGCACCGCATACATCGACGTCGCCGCCCTCAAAGGCGTCAGGAAACACGGCACCAAATGGCCCGTCGACTTCCTCGCCCGCCGCTGGCCGCACCTCGCCGCCGTCGTCATCGACGCCCAATCGCCGGCCACGGTGCTCATCCCGCCACTGAAAGCCGCCGGCATCGACGTCACCGTCACCAGCGCGTCCGACATGGGCAAGGCATGCGGCCGACTGCTCGACATGCTCCAATACCACGAGCTGCGGCACAAGCCGGACGTGCGCCCGCTCGACCAGGCCGTCGCCGGCGCGACCGTCCGCAAGATCGGCGTCGAAGGCGCGTTCGGCTGGAACAAACTCGGATCCGACGTCGACATCAGCCCGCTCGTCGCCGCCACCCTCGCCCTGCACGGCGCCGTCACCAGCACCCGCCGGCCGGGCGACGAACCAGAACAAAGGATGATCGAACTGCCATGACACTCCTCGAACCGCTGCCGGCCACGGTCGCCGGCCTGGCACCCGACGAAGACGACGCCTTCCGCCGCCTCGCCGCGAAAATCATCCGCCACCGCACGCGCAACCGCATCCGCACCGTCTACTACAACGGCCGCAACGAGCTCCACGATTTGGGCTACAGCCTGCCACCCATCGCCAAGGACGTGGAAATCGTCGTCGGATGGCCGGAAAAAGCCATCGAAGGGCTCGCCAACCGCGTCGTGCTCGACGGCATCACCACCCAGGACGGCAGCGACCTGAGCAAACAGGTCAGCGACCTGCTGGACGCCAACGACCTCGCGCAGACCGCCGAAAACGCGCACACCGACGCGCTCGTGCACTCCTGCAGCTTCATCGCCGCCCTCCAAGGCGAGCCCGGCAGGGGAGAGCCGGCCGCGATCATCCAGGAGTTCCCCGCCGACATCGCCACCGGCACCTGGGACAGCCGCATCCACGGGCTGACCGAAGCGCTCCTGTTCGACGTGGACGAGGACGAGACCTACGGCCGCCAGATCCGCGCATGCTACCTCATGCTGCCCGGCAAACTCATCGGATGCGAGAGGCGGGACTGGCAGTGGAGCGTGTATGCGCGCACCGAATGGCAGGGCCGCCTGCCCGTCGAACTGCTCGCATACCGTCCGGACAGCAAACGGCCATTCGGCCGATCGCGCATCAGCCGGACCGTCATGAGCCTGACCGACAGCGCCGTGCGCACCTTCCTGCGCTCGGAGGTACAGGCCGAACTGTATTCGGTGCCGCCGCGGTACTTCCTCGGCGTCACCGAGGACATGTTCCGCGGCAAGAACGGCATCCTCAAGCCGCGATGGCAGATCATGCTCGACCAGGTCCTCGCACTGCCACGCGACAAGCAAGGCAACCTGCCACAGGTCGGCACGTTCACCCAGGCGAGCTTCGAACCGCACGCCGCGCAACTGCGCCAGACCGCGTCGATGTTCGCGGCCGCGACCAGCCTGCCGCCCGACTCGATGGGCGTGCTCACCAGCAACCCCAGCAGCGCCGAGGCGATCGACAAGGCCGTCAAGGAGCTGTGCCTGAACGCGGAAAGCTGCCAACGCCGCTTCGGGCCCGCATGGGAACGCATCATCGCCACCGCGGCCCGCATCGCCGGCGACGGGCAGGCCGCGGCGGTGTCCAGCCAATGGCGCAACCCGGCCACGCCAAGCCGCGCCGCAGCCGCGGACGCGGCCGTCAAGCTCGTGGGCGCGAACATCCTGCCCGCCGACAGCGACGTCACCTACGACATGCTCGACCTGTCCGACCGGCAACGCCAGACATTGCGGCGCGAACAACGCGCCAAACGCGCCCAGCAGGCGCTCGACCGCATCGACCAGACCATAGCCACCCAGCAGCAAGGAGCCGACAATGCGAACGGACAGCCAGCTGCCGAAGACGCAGGAGGCTCTGGACAGACGGCTCGACCAACTGCATGACGCCTACCTGCGGCGACTCGAACGCCTCAAACTCGAATCCGGATGGAGTCTGGATTCGATATGGGCAGACGAGCACTGGTATCCGGACGACGAAAGCCGATGGGAAGCCGCCTGCAAGGAGGTCGAAAGCTACAACGACAAGGCCGCGCAGGCCTCCATCGACTACTTCGAGCAGATCCGAAGCGAATGGTCGAACCATCTCGGCGAAAGCCTGCCGGACTTCGACCGTCCGCCGCTGCCCGACGCCAACCGGACGGTCTGGAAACTCGCCGGAGGCTCCAACAACACCGACCATCCGGGCCTGCGCTATGAGGACGTCATCCCCGACGCCGACGGAACGGTGCACAACAAGGCCGGCCTGCGCATCGACGACCTGTGGCCCAGACACGCCGACCTCGACCAATGGAAGGCGTACCTGCGGCACGTCGTGTCCACCGGCGGCCGCATCGGCATGCTCGACCGGATCGGAGCCGACCCGTCGAAACCACGATGGGCGCGCGTGCCGGTGGGGCAGACCTGCGAGTTCTGCGTCATGCTCGCATCCCGCGGCTTCGTCTACCTGACCCGCGAGACTGCCAGCCTCGGCGGCGGCTTCCACAACGGCCGATGCGACTGCAACGTCGTGCCGTCATGGGGCGAACGCCATATCGCCGGCTACGATCCGGACGCACTCTACAGGCAATACAAGGAGTGCGCCGACACCATATCCACCCTCACCACCGAAGGACGCTACCGGCGATACCTCGCGACCCTGTCCGAGGAGGCGAAGGCCAAGGCGCCCGAATACAGGAAGTGGAAACGGGACCTCGAACTCGCCGAGATGCGATGGCGCGACCGCACATGGCTCAACACCGGCCAGCCGCCGGCAATCACATTCCCCGACGACGAGCTGAAACGCGAGACCGAAACCGCGCGACCGCAGGAGATCCGCACGGCGAACCGACTTAGAAAACATGGAGTGACGCCGGCGTTCCAGGTCGACTACATCACCGTCAAAAACCCGCAAACCGGAATCGTGGAGCGGAAAGGACTCGCGGACTGGACAGGAGGAATCGAAATCAAAACACCCGACAAAGCCGGGAAAAGAACGACCATCGAACACTATCTGGCCAGCGCGTCAAAAAAACAGGACTGCACGCGACTCATCATCGACAACACCGAGAACGCATGCATGTCCGACGAACAACTCATCGAAATCGTCCAAACAATCAACCGATTCAAAAGAGGAAGCGTATACATCCTCGACCATTCCGAAAACCTCATCAGAATCAAATGAGCGCCTCGGAAGCTATCGAAAAGACGGCAACGGGGGCGCTCATGCAATTCCATCCTACCACACCGGCTGGCTACCGAAGAGGCCGAACGGAGCCGACTGTAAATCGGCCGCGCCACACGCGCCACGCAGGTCCGAATCCTGCGCCAGCCACTCACCGCGGACCCCGCACGCCGCGTCGCTAACCGTGCGCAAAAACCAAAGGAGCACCAATGCACTCCATCCTCCGCCACCGCCACAACCTCATGCGCCACCTCCGCCTCATCGAAGGCGGAGAGCCACAAGGCGGCGCAGGCGAACCGCCGGCAGCCCAGAACACCGACGGCGAAGGCGACGACGCCAAGAACGCCAAAGACGACCAGTCCAAGGAGTTCAGCCACGCACTCGCAGCACGGGTCGAACAGGAACGCCAGAAAATCGAAGCCAAATACGCCGACTACGCCGACCTCAAAGCCAAAGCCGACAAATACGACCAAGGCGAAAGCGACAACCAAAGCAAACTCGAGGAAACCAACAAGGCCCTCAAGGAAGCCAGGACGAAGATCGAGGAACTGGAACGGCAGACCGAAGCCCTCAAAGCCAAGGAAGCCCGCACAATCCTCATCGCCGAAATCGCCAAGGACACCGGCCTCGACACCGACATCATCGCCCGACTGCAAGGCGACGGAGACGAACTGAAAGCCAACGCGAAGGCGCTCGCCGACACCATCGCTCCGAACCACGGCCTGCCGACCCCGCCTCCCGCAGGGCATGCGGGGCGGACGGGGACGCCTTCGCCGCTGCAGCTCATCTCGCAGGCCTACGCGGCGGCACAGTAAACCAGAAAGGAAACCATCATGGCACTCACCCTCGCCGAGTCCGCCAAACTCTCCCAGGACACCCTCGCCAAGGGCGTGCTCGAGACGTTCGTGCAGACCAGCCCGATCCTCGACCGCATCCCGTTCATGGAGATCGCCGGCAACGCGTACGCCTACGACGAGGAGGCCACCCTGCCGGGCGTCGCCTTCCGAAGCGTCAACGAGGCCTACGCCGAATCCACCGGCACCGTGAACCAGAAGAGCGAGAAGCTCGTCATCCTCGGCGGCGACGCCGACGTGGACCGGTTCATCCAGCAGACCCGCAGCAACGTCAACGACCAGCGCGCCGAACAGACAGCGCTCAAGGTCAAGGCGATCAGCTACAAGTTCCAGGAGACCTTCTTCACCGGCGACTCCAGCGTCGACACCAAGAGCTTCGACGGCCTCAGGAAGCGTCTGACCGGCAAGCAGGTCATCGACGCCGCGGCCAACGGCATGCCGATCCTGGGCTCCTCCAACGCGGACATCCACCAGTTCCTCGACAAGCTCGACGAACTGCTCGCCGCGGTGCCCGGCATCAACTCCGCCAACGGCGCGATCTACGCGTCCGCGGCCATCATCCGCAAGATCGGCAGCGCCATGCGCCACATCTCCTACGACACGACCCTGCAGCAGGACATCGCCGGCAAACGCGTCATGCAGTGGAACGGCATCCCGATCCTCGAGGCCGGCCAGACCCCGGCCGGCAAGGAGATCCTCGACACCACCGAAACCCAGGGCACCGCCACCAACACGGCCAGCATCTACGCCGTCAAGTTCGGCCAGGGCGAAGGCGACCAGGGCGTGACCGGCCTGACCAACGGCGGCGTGATGGTCGAGGACCTCGGCCAGCTGCAGGAGAAGCCCGCCTACCGTACCCGCATCGAGTTCTACTGCGGCCTGGGCGTGTTCTCCGGCAAGGCCGCCGCGCGACTGAAGGGAGTCCTCAATGGCTGACAAGAAGCTCGACGTCACCCCGCAGGAACCGGCCGAGGAAATCGGCGAGGAAGCCCCGGCACAGCCGGAGGATCCCGCTCCTGGCCCGGACCCGCAGCCGGAGGATCCCGCACCGTTCCCGCCCGCAGGCCACCGCTGCGAACGATTCGACGCGGTCCGCCCGGACGGCACGCACGTGACCGTCACCCGCGACATCGACACCGGCGAGCAGCGCATCACGGAGGCGTGACCATGGCCGGCTCCTTCGCCACCACCGCCGACCTCGAGGAGATCTGGCGGACGCTCGACGGCACGGACAGGGCCAAAACGGAACGCCTCCTGGCCGCGGCAAGCCGCAAGATCCGCCTGCAATGCCCCTCATGGATGCAGGCGGAGGAAGCCGAGCCCGGCATCTGCAAGGACATCTGCTGCAACATGGTCAAACGCGCCATGCTCGCCGAGGAGACAAACCCCGAAGGGTTCAGCCAAGGATCACAGACCACCGGCCCCTTCGCCGACAGCTGGTCGTACAGCAATCCGAACGGAGACCTGTACCTTACATCCAGCGAGCTCGCCGACCTCGACGGCGCCGGAAGCGGACGCATGTTCACCGTCACCATGACGGGAGACGCATGAGGACGCCACCGACCGAAACCGTCACCGTCAGCAGAGCCGACGGAACGACCATCGACGGACGGCGCACCGCCGGCACCCCGACCACAGTCGGCACCGTGCGGGCGCTCGTGGAGCCATGCGCATACGAGCGTACGGACACCGCCGGACGGCGCACCGTCACGCACGGCTGCAACCTCTACCACCGCGGCGGCCTGCCGTTCGAGATCCTCGTCGGAGACCTGCTCACCGTCCGGGGCCGGACCATGCGCGTCACCCAGACGCCCGAGGTCTGGCAGCGCGGCGACACCGGCATCGGCGTGAAGATCCACGTCGAGGAAGGAGAGGACCAATGAGCAACGTCAGATTCGTCCTCAACCGCGGGAACGTCGAACGACAGCTCCTGCACAACAAGGCCCTGCTCGACGGCGTGCAGGCCCAGGTCGAACGCGCCGCAGCCGGAGACCCGCGCATCACCGTGTACCGCAACGACGACGCCAGCCACGGCAACGTGGTCGCCACGGCGCCCATGGGCGTGGAGACCGCGCACGGCACCCTCACCCGCATCCTCGGGCAGGTGAGGATATGAGCCTCGACCTGATCGGCGCCGACCCCAGCCGGCTCATCCTCGACGGCCTCGCCCGGACGCTGCCCGAAGCGACGGTCGGCTGGGACATGCCCGCCACGGCCGGCAAACCCTGCGTCAGGCTCGCCCTCGACCGTGCCTCGCACCCCACGCCCGTCAGTCAGTACATGCGCCTGCGCGTGAGCGCCTACGCCAGCCAGGCCGACGGCGTGACCTGCGACTGGGCGAAGGCCCTCGACCTGTCCGAACGCGCATGCCGGTGGATCCTCGCCAACCGGCACGCGCGGCCCCTGATCGACGCGAGCGTCGAATCCGGGCCGTTGCAGACCCACGACGACGCACTGCGACAGGACCTCGCCTACACCGTCATCCTGCTCACCGTCGAAGCGCGATGAGCCACAACCCCAAGCAAAGGAACACCATCATGACAGATCCCGAAAACAGCGGCCTCGAGGCGCGGCTGCTCCAGGCCGGGGCGACCGGCCTGGACTTCGCGTCCGCAGGCAACAACAGCAAGTACGTCAACCTCATCAAGGAAGCCGCGATCTACAAGTACGAGGTCGGCGAAAGCATCGGCACGTTCGGCAAGGACTGGCGTCCGGTATCCGGCAAACTGCCCTTCGGCTACCTGTCCGAGGACGGCATCACCATCCACCCCGAGGACGGCGACTCGACCGACTTCAAGGGGCACAACGGCAACAACGTGCTCTCCTGGAGCTCCGGCGGATACTGGACCATCGGCTTCACCGGCCTCGAATCGAAGAAGGAGATCGTCGAAACCTACTTCGACGCCACGGCCGGCTCCGACGGATCCCTGACCATTGACCACGTCGAATGCAACAAGTTCGCCCAATACGTCATCGCCGGCGTCACCCAGTCAAACAACCTCCTGCTCCTGCACACGCCCAAATGCAAGGTCAACGAACGCGAGGACGTCTCCTGGAAGATCAGCGACCTGATGAACTTCGGCATCACCCTCAAGACCTACAAGGACCTCACGGACAGCCCGTACTTCATGAAGATGTACGGCTTCCACATGGACATCGCAGCCTAACCCGCACCGCGCCCCGCCGCCGCTCCTACGCCTGCCGCCGGCGGCGGGGCGCCCCCACACCATCGCAGCCGGCGCAAGCAGAAAGGCGAAACAATGACCAACATCACCCCCACCGCGATCAGCGACGAATTCGAAGGACGCCCGGTCCACATCCAGTACGGCGGCGTCAAGATGGACCTGCCACGACTCGACGACAGCGCGCATCTGCCCATCAGCGTCATCGTCATCGGCATGGCCGCCGTATCCCGAGGCTGGAAGAACCTCACCCAAGAGGAAAAAATCAACTTCATGGCCGCCATACTCGCCTACCTCACCCGCGAATACCCGCTGCTCGAACACGAGCTCGACCACAAGTCCGGCGACAAGATCAAGGACATCGGCCTCATCATCGACACCTGGGCCGTCGAAAGCAAGGCAGACCCAAAAGCCTGATCCTGCTCGCCCTCTGGCAGGACCACCGCGCCGCCCTCCAATACGACTGGATCCAAGCCTGGAGGGAGCCACTCGACCTGAAAGCCACGCCCCTACGCATCGCATGGCCGATGTGCAGGGAAATCCTCAAGGACCGGCGGAGCCACAGCTTCGCCGCCCTCACAGGCTGGTCGTACATCCCCGACGACGCGGACAAGCTCGTCCAATCCATCAACCAGGGCCAGTCAAAACTCAGCCTCACGCCCGACTGGGCGAAACCGGACACGCTCCTCTCGGAGCCGGAACCGCCCAGACGCCGGCACGACCACCGGCGGCGCGCACTGCTCAACCGACGCCTCGGCCTGCCCGAAACATGGATGAACGACGACTGACAGCGCAAACACGGAAAGGAGCCATCGATGGCACAGGAACTCGGCACCGGCTACATCATCATCAGCCCGAGCACCAAAGGCCTGGGCAAGGCCATCGAAGGCTCCATCGCCGGCGGCACCCAGTCCGGCACCGCCAAAAGCGGCAAAACCATCCTCTCCACCATCGGCGGCGCATTCGGCAAAATCGGCAAAATCGGCGTCGGCACCATCGGCACCATCGCCACGGGCATCATCGGACTGACCGCCAAAGGCGGCTTCGACCGGGCCCTGAACATCGAACGCGCCCAAACCAAGCTCAAAGCCCTCAAATACGACACGCAAAGCGTCGACAAGATCATGGGCAACGCGCTCGCATCCGTCAAGGGCACCGCGTTCGGCCTGGGCGACGCGGCCTCCGTGGCCGCCACGCTCGTCGCGTCCGGCATCAGGCAGGGCGGCGAATTGGAGGGCGTGCTGACCACGGTAGGCGACGCCGCGCAGATCAGCGGCCGCAGCTTCCAGGACATGGGCCTGATCTTCAGCCAGGTCGCAGCCAAAGGCAAGCTGCAGGGCGACGACTTGCTCCAGCTCATGGGCTCCGGCATCCCGGTGCTCCAGTACCTCGCCGACCACTTCCACACCACCACCGAAGAGGCCAGCGACATGGTCAGCAAAGGCAAGGTCAGCTTCGCGGACTTCGAGGCCGCCATGAAGGAACACATCGGCGGCGCCGCGAAGAACGCCGGCGAAAGCTTCGACGGCATGGTTGGCAACGTCAAGGCCGCCATTGGCCGTCTCGGCGCCCAGTTCGAACAACCCCTGATCTCCGCGGCCACCAAGGTCGGTGGCACGCTCATCCCGATCATCGACCAGGTGGCCGCCGTCACCGGCAAACTCGCCGACCAATTCCAAGGCCGCCTCGACACCGCCGCATCCATCGCCGCGCAGAGGATCGAAGACCTCGGCAACGACCTCGCCGGCGGCAAAACCAGCATCGCCAACCTCGCCGCACAGGTCGCCACCCTCGCCGGCGGCTTCGCCACCCTCGCCACAGTCGGCTCCAACGCCGGCCGAATCACCACGATCCTCGACCAGCTCGGCAAATCCGGGGACCAAGGACTCTCCAACCTCATCTCCAACATCAAGAAGGGAGGAGCAGGTCTCACCGGCACGTTCGACGCCATCGAAGCCAAAATCGCCAACGCCAAAGGCTACCTCAGCCCAAGCCTGCGCGACGCCATGGCCATCGACGGAGACCCCTTCGCCAACGCCATCAACCGTATCAAACAAGGCGGCAGCCAACTCGCCTCCGCCACAGACGGCATCTTCAAAACCATCCGCACCAAACTCACCCCCGGCATGGCAAGCCTCGCCTTCACATGGGAGAACAGCGGCCTGTACACCGGCCTGACCACGGCGGCCACCGGCATCAAAACCAAAGCCGGACAAATCGGCGACGCCATCACCAAAGGCCTCGGAACCGCCGCCGGAAAAATCAACACCTCACCACTCGGCAGCGCCATCACCGCCATAGGCAACAAGACCCGTCCACTGTTCAATAAGAGCATCCGCGCCGCCATGACCCTCGACGGCGACCCCTTCGCCAGCGCGCTCTCCAAAATCGGCGGCAAGACCAGCGCCATCACCGGCAAGCTCTCCAGCCTCGCAGCACCATTCAAAACAGCGTTCGGCAACATCTTCGCCGGACTCGGCGACGCCATCGGCGGACCACTGCAGAACGCCATCGGCAAAGCCGGCACCGGCCTGCAGAACGGCCTCAACGCCATCGGCGGCCTCGTCACCAGATTCTTCGCACCGGGAAACTTCATCAAATTCCTCGGCATCGGAGCGCTCGCCGCCGCACTCGTGGCCGGCATAGGCATGGTCAACAGCCAGATGGGCGGACAACTGTCGACAGCCATCAACTCCGCGTTCGCATCTCTGCCGGACATCCTCTCCAAGGCCGAGACGTGGATCCAGTCCAGTCTGCTACAGTTCATCTCCTCCGGCACATACATCATCGAAAAGGTGCTCCAGGGCGTCACGTCCGCACTCCCGTCGCTCGCATCGGTCGGGACACTGCTCATCGACACCATCGTCGCCAGCCTGTCCTCGCACCCGCCCGTGCTCATGCCGATGGCGGTCACGCTCGTCACCACCCTCGTGACCAGCCTCATCGGCACGCTCCCGCAGCTCATGTCCACCGGCATGACCCTGCTCGACGGACTCCTGCAGGGCATCGTCGCCAGCCTGCCCACCATCGCCGCAGCCATCCCGCAGATCATCACCGCCATCATCACGGCGCTCGCGACCGGGCTGCCGCAATTGATGGAGCAGGGCGTGCAGATGGTCGTGAACCTCGCGAACGGGCTCGTCCAGGCCATGCCGCAGATCGTCGAACAGGTGCCGGCCATCATCTCCGCCCTCATCGACGGCCTGTGCAACAACCTGCCGAACATCCTGTCCACCGGCATGCAGATGCTCTCCAGCCTCGTCACCGGACTCGCGCAGGCCCTGCCCCAGCTCATCTCCTACGTGCCGCAGATCATCGCCGGCATCGTCGGCACGATCGTCAACCACCTGCCGCAGATCCTCTCGACCGGCGTGAAACTGCTCGCCACCCTCGCATCGGGCCTCGTGAGCGCGATCCCGCAATTGGTCGGCAAGATTCCATCGATCATCAGCAGCATCAAGAGTAAGTTCACCAGCGTCGACTGGGGCGCCGTGGGCCTGAACATCATCAAAGGCATCGCGGCCGGCATCGCCAAGGCCGCCTCCAAGCTCGTGGACGCGGCGGTCAAGGCGGCCACCGACGCGCTCGACTGGGTCAAGAACAAGCTCGGCATCCACTCGCCGTCACGCGTCTGGCGGGACGAGGTCGGCGTGATGATGGCCCGGGGTGCCGCCATCGGCGTGGACAGAGCCGCGCCGGCCCTCAAGGCCGCGGCCTCGAGCATGGTCGACGAGGCCATGCCCGCGAGGATCACGACGCCGAAAATCGACACGGACACGCTCAAAGCCAGCCTGCGCGCCACGGCCATGGATCTCGCCTCCGGCACGGCGTCCCGGCCTCTGGGATCCTCCGACAGGGAGGAGAGGGAAACGGCGCACCTGCGCGAACTGGCGGAGGATGTCGCCGACAGGCTCGACGGCCTGATCGAACTGCTGACGGTCATGCTGGACGACGACAGACCGTTCACGCAGCGCGACCTCGCACGACTGGTAAGGAGCATGACCTGATGCGGACCATGAGCTACGTATGCGCGACGACCGGCGAGGCCATCGGATTCGAAGGGCCGGCATACGGGGAGACGATGCCCGCATTGCGCGGCCATGCCTGGTCGTACCGGCTGGGCCACCGGCAGGTGTCGGGCATCGCGCTGCCCGGCAGGGAGGCCACCATCGGCGTCAAGATCGTAGGCTACGACGAACTGGAACGCATGCGCATCCTGTTCGATGCGGACATGGCCAACCGGACGCCCGGCACGCTGGTGGTCGACGGGGAATGGCGTACCGCCGCCTACGTGGCGAAGGCCGAACCGCAATCCATCACGCCCGGCATGGTCGAGTCCCAGCTGACGATGCTGCTGCCTGACCCATGGTGGCGGCGCGAATCCCTGAACGTCTTCCACATGCAGACGTTCGAGGATTCGCAATGGCTCGACCTGCCCTGCGACCTGCCGTGCGACCTGGGCGGCATGGCCGCCATCCAGACCGTCAGGAACCCCACCCCCATACGGCAGCCGGCCAGAATCACCATCTACGGGCCGTGCACGAACCCCTACGTCGTCATCGGCACGAACCGGTACCAGGTGGACGCGAGCGTGCCGGAAGGCGGCCGCATCGAGATCGACGGCGCCTCCGCGGTGAAGACCGTCGTGATGTCCGACGCGCAAGGCAACCGCTCCAACCTGTTCGGCAAGGCACGCCGCGGCGCCGGCCTCGACGGCGGTGAATACATCTTCCAGCCGCTCGAACCCGGCATCCAGCAGATCGCGTGGCGCAACGACTTCGACTTCGACGTCACCGTGGTCGAGGAAAGGACGGAACCGCCATGGACGTGATAGGACTGGCCGTCACCGGCCCCGGACACGAGCCGTTGGGAACCGTCACGGACTTCACCATGGACTGCGCGTGGGGCAAGGACGAGAACGACTTCACCCTCGAACTGTCCGGCATCGACGTGGGCGAGGACTGCCTGGTGATGGTCGACGGCACCGAGATCGGCGGCATCGTCGACAGGACCGCCATCGACACTGCCACCGGCACGCTCACCTGCTCCGGCAGGACATGGCACGGCATACTCGCCTCCAAGATCCTCGCCCCGGACCAGGGCATGGACTACCTGACCGTCGGCGGGGACGCCGCCGACGTGCTGCGACGGCTCATCGCCCGCATCGGCCTGACGGACCTGTTTGGGGTCGCGTCCGGAACCTGCGGCATCACCATCGCCAACTGGCGGTTCAACAGGTACGTGGACGCCTACACGGGCATCCGCTCCATGCTCAGGGCATCCGGCGCCAAACTGGCCGTCACCACACGCGACGGGCGCGTGATCGTGTCCGCGGTACGGGCCACGGCCTACGGCGACGACGTGGACAGCGACAGGCTCGACTTCACCGCGGTGAGGACCGGCAACCCCGTCAACCATCTCGTCTGCCTGGGCGAGGGCGAGCTCAAGGACCGCGTGGTCATCGACCTGTACGCCGACGCCAAGGGCGACATCTCCACCAGCCAGACGCTGTTCGGCCTTGACGAGCGGGCCGCGGTATACGACTACAACAACGCCACACGCGACGAACTGGAGAAGGAGGGACGCAGGAAACTCAAGGAGCTCCAGTCGACGGACGGCGTCGACGTGAGCATCGACGGCGAGGCCGGCACCTACGACGTGGGCGACACCATCACCGCCCGCGACAACCGACACGGCATCACCGTGACCGCCGAGATCGCCAAGAAGATCGCCAAGATCGGCAAAGGCACGCTCACCGTCTCATACGAGGCCGGCGACGCGGCCGCCACGGGCACGAGCCTGTCGGACACGGCCGAAAGCACCCCCGGATGTCACGCGTACTACGCCGGCGCCGGCCTGAAGCTGGACGGGTGGACGTTCTCGGCCGAAATCGGCGCGGCGGACCTCGAACAAGTGTCCAAGACCGCTTCGGAAGCGGCCAAACAGGTGTCGGGCTACACCGAACAGATCGGCCAGGCCCAAGCCCAGGCCGCGGCCGCGAACGCCAACGCGGATGCCCGCGTCAAGACGATCGCGGGCATCCGCCCCGTCACCGCCGCGCGTTCGGGCGACGCCGTCACGCTCACCGCGCCCGGCACGCTGGCGGACGGCATCCGGCTGGCCAGCCAATCCCTGGACGACATCAAAGGCGCGGCCGGGGCCGGCGCCTACTGGGCGCCCGGAGGCAACAGCGTGGCCGGCAAGCCGACGGGCGTGCAGCATTTCGGCCTGCTCGTCATACGCTCGGCGATGGGCGTGACCACGCAGCTGCTCGCCGACCCCGCGGCGGGCAGGATCTGGCAGCGCGCCCACAACGGCACGGCGTGGACGGCGTGGACGGCCCTCGCCAAGGACGCGGCCGCCACCCAATCCGCATCCGGCCTGCTGACCGCGGCCGACAAAACGAAACTCGACGGCATCGCCGCGAACGCGAACAGGTACACGCTGCCCGTAGCCAGCGAAACCACATTGGGCGGCGTCAAACCCGACGGGACCACCGTCACCGTCGGCACGGACGGCACCATCAGCGCCCAGGCCGGAGGCGCGGCGTCCTTCCTCGCGGCCCACCCGGTCGGATCCCTGTACTGGACCACCAGCCCCGCCAGCCCGGGAGCCGAATACGGCGGCACATGGCAGACGAGGCCAAGCCTGAACGGATACATCTACGAAAGGATGAGCTGATGGCAAGAACCACCGACATCATCGGCCTGGAATGCGACCGATGCCACGCCAAGGCATACGAGGCGCCCGGCTCGCCCCACCTCGCGAACTGGATCGACATCGAACGCACCGACGTCAACGGCAGCAAACAGAAATGGCTGCTCTGCCACGAATGCTACGCCGGCTACAGGTCCATCATGAACACCATGGATTCCGAGTTCAACGACTTCATCCGCAACAAAACCGACAGGGAGGCTTCATGACCACCGAACTCGTCACGGGCAAACAGGGCAGGCCGCACATCGACGGCGACGACGTCGGCAGCCTGACCGCCGCCATCGCCGGACACGGCGACTACCTCCTGCAACGCGCGGACGGCACCTGGCCGGCCATCACCATGCAGGACGCGAACCATGCGCTCATCCCGACGCTCAACCTGCTGGTCGAGGGCCGCTACGCGCGGGTCACCGCCGCCGAGAGCGTCGTCATCGAATCCGGTCAATCGGGACAGAAACGCAACGACCTGGTCTGCCTGAAATACACGCGCGACTCGAACCAGATCGAATCGGTCGCATGGACGGTCATCAAGGGCACGCCCACCGCCGACACTCCCGCCGACCCCACGGTCCCCGCCGGCAGCATCCTCGGCGGTTCGGCCACCGCATACGCCCTGCTCGCCCGCATACCGATCGACGGGCTGACCCCCGGCACCCCGGTCATGCTGGCCGGACGATTGCATCCGATCGCGGACATGTGGGATTCCGCGACCCTGTACAACTCCGGGGGGTGGATCGTCAGCAGACGCGGCCGCCTCATCTGCATCCGCTTCCAAGGCTCCATCGCCGGCGGCGCATGGGATTCCGGCGTATGCCCGTACACGCTGCCGGCGGGATACCGGCCGCCGTTCGAGGTCAATGCGGCATGCACGGTCCATAACGGGCAGACGAGCCGCATGCTGATCGTCGCGCCGGACGGCGTCATCCATGTCGCGAACATGGGCGCGGCGGGCAGCACGCAGACCTGCGTCGGATTCCTCGTCTACCCCATCGGCTGACGGACGACGCGACACGCGGATGCGTTCCGACCAACACCCCCAACCCCCGGACCCGCGCACCGCCGCCGCACGCCATAGCGGACGCGCACGGGGCCAGCCGTCATCGAAGGAGCCGTCACATGCCGCCGATCGACCTGTTCAGCAGCGCTGAGTTCTGGACCGCGGTCATCGTCTCCCTGATCGGAGGCGGAGGGATCGGCGCGATCATCGGCGCGATCTCCGGCCGCCGCAAGGACACGGCCGACATCGCCGCGCAGGCATGCGACATCCTCACCGACAGCGTCATCAGGCCGTTGCGCGAACAGGTCGACTCGCAGGAAAGACAGATCCGTCATCTGGAAGAGCGCCAGCGCAGATACTTCATGCTCGCCGCCTACACGAGAAGCCTGTCCCATTGGCTCCAACGGTATTGCGAGGCCGTCGAGCCCGAATTCCTGCTCCGGCATCCCAAACCCCGTCTGCCCGACGAGCTGCGGGCGGACATCGCCCCGGAGACCATGGACGAGCAGGCCCGATGACGACGCTCATCGACCCGCCCCATCACGAAGCCCGTGCCCCGACCCGGGGCATGCAAACCAACAACCACATCGGACCCACCCCATACGGGAGAGGGTCCGACCCGTTTGCCCGGACCATCCGGGCGGAAAGGAGGACGGATCATGGACGAGACCATGATGCGGCGCCCATCGCCGCAGGGCGATAGCCCGCCGCCGGACGACATCAGACAGGTCACCGAACAGGAGGCCCTCGAAGCGTTGGAGGAGGCCGGATGGCGAGCGTGAACACGCTGATCGCGCGCATGCGTTACTGGTGCGAGGTCGCGAACATGGGCTACAGCCAGTCCGACCGGTGGAACTTCAACCCCAAGGCGGGCAACTGCGACTGCAGCAGCCTGGTGATCCACTGTCTCAGGGAGGCCGGCTTCGACACCGGCACGGCCGTCAACACCGCCAATCTGAGCGTGAACCTGACCAGCCGCGGCTGGAAGCGGCTGCCCGTCGACGGCCACCCGAAGGCCGGGGACATCCTGCTGAACGATGTGAACCATGTCGCCGTGTACCTGGGCGGAGGACAACTCGCCCAGGCGTCGATCAGCGAACACAACAGCCTTTATGGCACGGCGGGGGACCAGACCGGCCGTGAAACGAACATCTCACCCTACTACAACTTCCCATGGAACTGCTATTTACGATATGAAAGCGAGGACGACATGCCCACAGCACAGGAGATCGCCGAGGCGGTCTGGAACTTCGATCAGAACGGCGTCAAATGCAGGGACCGCCTGCAAGGCATCGACGGCGCGGCCAACGCCGCCGTGGAGAAACTCTCCAAGACGCACACGCCCGCCAAGATCGCGGAAGCGGTCTGGACGTTCATCATCAACGACGTGCAGGCGCGAGACCGCCTGTACGGGCTCGACAAGATCCAGGTGCCCCGAATATACCAGATCCTGCTCGAGATCAAGAAGAAGCTCGGCATCAAGTAAGGGAGGCACGGCATGGCGGAACACGCCAACAACACGGGCGCGGGCCTGCCCGGCCTGACGGGGGAGCGGCTCAAGGCGATCGTGACCATCCTGGTCACCTTATACTCGCTCGCCAATGCGGGCCTGAATCTCGCCGGCGTCAACACGCTTCCGTTCACGGACGAACAGGTGTCGGCGGCCATCTTCGCGGTCATCGGCGTGTGCGGGACGATCTGGGGGTGGTGGAAGAACCAGAACGTCACCTCCGCGGCCCTCGCCGGCCAGCAGCTGGTCGACGCCCTGAAAAGGGAGGGCATGGTCAACGGCCTGACCGCCGCCAAGTCCGCCGCGATCGGCGCGGCCAGCGCGCTGGCCGACGCCGGCATGGCCGACGCCGACGAAGCCGATGAGGGGGCCGCCGGATCCATGCCGGAATCGGACGACGCCCCCGGGGAGATCTGATGGCCGGGTCCGGCCTCGCACTCTGGCGCGGCAGCCCGAACCATTACGACGGCCGACGTGGATGCTCGGTGACGCACATCACCCTGCATATCATGGTCGGCCGTCTGGCGGGCACCGACAGCTGCTTCCAACGCGCCAGCTTCTCCGCCTCCAGCACCTACGGCATCGGCTCGACCGGACTGACCTACCAGTGGGTCGACGAGGCCGACGGCGCCTGGGCGGACGCCGACTGGCGGTCCGACTGCTCGGGCATCTCGATCGAGCATGAGGGCGGCATGGCCGGCGTGCCCGTAACGGACGCGGAGATCGAGGCCAGCGCACGCCTGTGCGCGGACATCGCGCGCCGCTATGGATGGGCGAGCCTGTGGCATGACGCGAGCGGCAACCGGGCGGGCAACGTCTGGCTGCACCGCGAGGTGCCCGGCACCGACCACTACGGTTGCCCGGACCGGTGCGTGAACGCGTTGCCGGTCGACAGGATCATCAACAGAGCCAACGAACTATTGGGAGGCGATATGCCCACAGCACAGGAGATCGCGGCCGCGGTCTGGGAATACAAGTACAAGGATTCGCCGGCCGGCGGCAACATGTTCAACCTGCTGTCGTACGAGCTGCCGCATCTGATCTGGGAGTACAACTACAAGAAGAGCGCGGCCGGCGGCAACATGTACAACGCGCTCAACGGCACCGCTGGCAACGTGAACGCGTTGAAGACCCAGCTGGCCGCGCTGCAGACGCAGGTCGCCGCGCTGACGGAAACCGTCAAGACCTTGGCCACGGCCGACGGCGCGGACCCCGACGCCATCGCCAAGACCGTTGAAACCGCGGTCAGGGACAAGCTCGACAGATTGAGGATCGCCGTCACCGACGTCGGCTGACGGGCATGGGCCCCTCGCATCCGGATGGATTCCGGGGCGAGGGGCCCTTTCGCGTTCCGCCTTCCACGCCCCCTCGAGGGGAATGACGTCTTATGGCCCCCTTCTTCCTGCCGAAGGAGGGGCCATTTTTCCTTGTCTCGGGGACGGATCTCCGACAACGTCCTGACAACATTTTGACAACATTTTTTAAAAAACGACGTAATTTCTGTCATGTTCGTAATGAACGTGAAGAGCCGGAAACCGTTGGGGATAAAGGAAAAGCCGCCATTTCCGGCGGCTTTCGAATGGTGGAGCTGCGGGGAATCGAACCCCGGTCCGATAACCGAACCCTCAGTCTTCTACGTGCGTAGTCTGCTGGCCATGCGGCGGTTTTTCTGCCCCCATCGATATCGCAGACAACTGATGGCGAGCATATTCGCAGTTAAAGTCCCTCACCGGCCCTGTGACTCAGCCGATGAAGCAAGTCTTCTCAACGACGCTCAGCATCCTCCCGAAGACGAGAAGGAGTGA